GTTTTTTTTGCGTATGGTGTGAGGTCAATGTCGGTTGTGCCGATTTTCTCGTATCGCGCCTTCGTACTTCCCTCTGCCGGAAGGAAAATGTACTCGTCATAGCTGTTCTGATTCGTGCTACCGCTGTGTGCTACAAGGTAGACAACACCCTTCTTTCCCTCGCTGGTTGCCGGAAGGGAATCTACAATCTTGTATTCAAACGATGTGATTTTCCCGACTGCGATTTTAATCGCCGCGTTAACTTCTTTAGCACCCGCAATTTTACCGTCTAGGCGTGCCAATTCAACCTCGGTCAGAAATCGTTCATTGAATGAAGCACTGGTAACGGATACTAATCCTTCTTCTTGTGATACTGACGTAACATATTTATCTGCGTTACCTGAATTGGTTTCAACAGTGGTTGAAGACAAGGTTCCCATCTTAGCGTTGATGGCTCCTTCAACCTCGCCTTTATTCGCATATTTTGAATCGTTTGTGAGCTGAGAAACCTTTGTCGGAATTGCTGTGATTTCTGCTTTCTTTGCTAAGAGAGACTTAATCTTTGTGAGAATTTGGGTTACACCCGCATTGTCCAAGTATGTTGCCATAATTACCCCCATTAATCGTTAAATAGATTGTTCAATAGAGAAGTTATTTCATCTTCGGGTATTGGAGAAGAACCGTCTCCTTGAACTATAGTTGTATTGTTCGTGTAGAAGTTTTTTACTTCATTAACTGTCGTTTCCTTGGTGTCCGTGTTAGCTACTTCGTCTAACGCTCTTTGAACAGACTCCTTTAGTGATTGAAGTCTTTTCTCTCCGTCTATGTTCGGGTTGTGGTCATAATCAATTATCACTGCTTAACCACTCTTGAAGAACCCTGTCTGTATTTCCGTGTGAAAGAATCAATTCGACAACGACCGACACCAGTTAGCCGTACATAGAACCTCGAACATCTTCTCGGAACAATCGGAACATGAACCGAAAGTTCATTCTCTGCGGAAATCTCCTTTATGGTCTCCCACTTACAGTCACTGAGCTTTAGCGCGTTCATAGCAATCTCTATTTTGAGCGTTGCTGTTTCGGGTAGCTGAACTCTCATCTGTAGCTTGGAATATATCTTCTGATTTTCGATGTATTCATCGAATGGTCCGAAAGTGGCACTCCACGGAATAGGCTCATCGTTCTTCACTGGTGCTATGTCAAAATCTTCTGCGTCCAATACGAGAACATTTTTCTGTGCGTTATCCACCATCAGAAGCTTGTTCTTGTAGTTTCGGAAGCAGTGTACACCCACAGTGTCTTCGATATGCCAAAGTCCCGTGCCAGTATCACAAACGAGAACCTTGTAGCCGCCGCCCTTCATGTGGATTGACGCATAGTATTTCTTATGGCGCGATCCCGACACAACATTGTCGTACTTCCAGTCGCCGAACTTTTCGCTAATGCTGTATGGGTTTCCGCCCTCATAGCACATAATCCCCACTGGCGACTTGTAGAAAATCATGTTATTCACCGTCGCTATAGATTCACTTGAACCTTCTTCCACTCCGAAACCCTCGATAATCGATGTTTGGAACGATGAAGGTGCTGAACCGTAAACTCTGTGAATGAAGTTCTCTTTAAAGAACAGAAGGTGAGACGAGTACACCGCACAACCAGTCCAATTACCGTTCGTTCCTTGCTGTGCATAGTAGGAATCCATGCTTGTGTTCTGATAATAATCCCATGACATTGGGTCTCCCAGTTTGCTGGCATAAATCGTATTATCCTTGTTGCTCACTCCCCATAGGCGGTTGTTCCACTCCATGAAGAAATCAAGCTCGGGAACGACACGCTCAACCTTTAAATGACCAGCAAAGAATCCTGTGTACTTGCTGTTCATTAAAGAACTTGCCGTGCATGGAGAAATGTATGCAGTAACAGAGGAAAACTCGTCTTTACTGAATTTAATGAAGATTCCCTCATACGTTCCTTTTGTACCGAGCGCACTTGACAAATCGAATGGGTCTCCCGTTGCGCCGTCATATGCCGTGTAGTTGAACGTAGGAATGGGAATATCCCCAATCTTCAAAACGTCAAGCACGGTAATAGGAATTTGCGGTGCTGTGAAGTTCCCTTCATCGTCCGCAAGCACACCTTCATTTCCTTCCGCAACTTTCACCTTCTTGTTGTTCAGTCCGACAAAATCTCCCGACAATCTGACAACATCGCCTATTCGAATCATACTTTTAAGCTCCAAGAACTTGCCGTTAAAGGTTTGCCCTGCCGGATATTTTTGTCCTCTCGCCGTAACCATCAGGTATAGGTGCTCCTGGTCTTGTGGGTCAATTAATACACGTCCTATCCAATCTGCGCTGTAGTCGTGAATCATGTAGTCTTCTGATGGGTTCTCAATTCCATCAAGGTAATCTTCACTTACATTATGATGGAAATACCCCATTGAACCGAAATCTTTAGTCCATACGTTGAACCACTGCTTCGATGGGAAGAAACAAATGTAATTGTTCACCGCCACCATCTTTTCCTTGCCAGAAAGCGATATGTCGTACATCGTTCCGTCGTACCAAAAACGCCATATACCATCAGAGTTCGCACCAACGACCGCTAGTTTTGTTCTTGAATCTGTAGGGTCTCTACGCTCCATAAGGTCTTGAACCTTTGTACAATCAAGCGGTATCTCTGTAAACAAACCTCGTGCTTTTCTCTGAGTGAGCGTTGGGTATAAGTCGCATGACATGTTCAGCATATCTGCCATTTCCCCCGACTCTACGGAAGCTTTTCTATTCAGTCCCTTAAACTCTATAACTCGTTCCTCAAGCGGTGACGGCTTATTCTGTAATGCTTGTAGTGGCATTGCCTACACCCCCTTTAAAACACGTTTATAAAGCGTTTAGGGCTTCTTTTGTGATATGCCCTAGTTCTGACTGACCAATCCGCAAAATCCCTGAAATCGGCGATATGCTGTGCTTGGTCGTTCTCGTAGTTCTCGTACTCTTCAAGGACATAATCTATCCTTGCTTTAAGGTATGATATATAGAGCTTGTCATATGGCGGCTTAACCAAAAGGTCTTTATCCATGTCCAGCTTCAAGTCGTAGCTTGTAACCGGCACAATTTCCATTTGGTCTTGCACCTCTGCTTCAATCTCGTTGATATATCCCAAGAGCATTTCATCACTGAAAGAATTCGGCTTCTCCGTCTTAATTAAATTCAGAAGGTCTTTTACTTTCATTTCTGCTCCTTTACAAAAAGGGGAAACAGAAGTTTCTGCTCCCCCATCGCGTTTACATTTCGCCGTAGTTCTTCGAGGCCATTTCTTCCTGTCTCTGCATTGCTACCATAATCTGTCTATCGGAATTCCTAAGAACTTCTGCCACGCTTAACGGCACCTCTACAGGCTCTCCGCGTTTAATCTGATAGCTCTTCATGTTAACGCAGACATAAACGCTGTCGCCCATGCCCTCAATAACAGGAAGCTGAATTACTACGGTTTTTGCTTTTTCGTCTGCTACAGCAGCTTCCGTTTCTGCTACAGCAGCTTCTTTTTTTGCTCTTGCCATATTAACTCCTTCGTTAATGCTTGGCTTTAGTTGGATGCGTCCTCTGCTCCCGTGCAAGTGTGCTCGATTCTTACCATTCTAGTATCGTCAAGAATCTTTGCTGTCTTGTTCATCTTCCAACCCATAGTTGCTCTCTGATTCAGCGGGTCCGCAGTTCCGCCCGAGCCAAGCTGTTTAGTGATTGTTTCGATTCCACCGCCGTTAATGGAAGTGATACCGTATGCATCCGCACCAAGTACGAGAGTTCCGTATACAGGTACGGTTGCTTCTGAATCTGCCTTGCTCCAAATCTTCGCTTCGGTAGACTCTACAAAGCGCACTCCGTACATATGACCGATTTCACCGTTGAAAATCTTCTCGGAAGTTGTGTACTTCTGAGCCTCAATCCATTCAGGGTCATTCATCAGGTCGTATGCGGTGTCGGTATGAACGATTGCCACGTAGCTGTCACCAATCTTCGGCGCATTGTTTCTTTTCAGCAGTCTAACCGCCTTTTTAATGTCCGCAATCTTAAGAGTGTTTGCTTCCTTCAGTGCGGTTCTCGACTCAGCACCGCCCGCATAAATTACGGAAGTACCGGCGCACAAAACGTCTCTCGTCACGGTATCGGAAGTTCTGCCCGCCTGGGACCCGAGAAGTTTCAGTGTCTCCGCAGTCACCTGGTCAAATGCGGTAAGGTTCAGCATGTCGGAAGTTGTTACATATCCGCCGTACTGCTTAATTTCTGCCTCCAACTTGGTTACGTTCAGGCTCTGACCATCAGGGGTTACACCCTCGGTGAGCGGCTTCTTATCCATCTTCGGAAGACTAGAGAACTTTCTGAACTCAATCTTCTTTCCGTTTCCGCCCGGAATAGGTCGCTTCTGACCGAACTGATCGTGAACCAGTTCAGGTTCTGCCGCACGAATCAGAACCTTGTCATAGAAGGTTTTCATTTCAGGGGACAGGTCGTTAGGTGCGCTAGCCGCAGTGGTAACGTTGGTGTTCAAATCGAACAGGTTAAAAACGTACTTAAACATATTCTTTTGCTCCTTCTGTATTCTTGTATATCTCGATACAGACAAGAGAGCTTTAGAACGAGAATGTTTTACCACTCTCTACTTCCTTCAGAATCTTGTCCATATCATCATTCGTGAACTCTGAAGGATTTACCTTTCTTGCTACTGCCGGTTGGTGCTTTAGACCATTTTCAGCAGGTCGTGATTGTCTCTGTTGAATCTGATTCACTACATCCTGTTTTGCACTTCTTGTAGACTCTTCTGTGAGTCCTTTCAGAATGTCTTGTGTGTGGGTCGCTACAAAGGCATCGATAACAGAAATGCCATTCTCGATTAAGTCCGTAAACTTCGGGTTGTAGCTCATTTCTTGCTCAAGGTCAAAGTTTGGGAATGATTCTCTAAGCTCGTCAGCCTCCGCGTTCCATGCGGTCATTCTTTCCGCTTTCTCTGCCTCTGCCTTGTACTCGGACAAAGCACGCTGGTTCTTTTCCAGCTCTTCTTGTAGCCGCAGATTCTCTCTGTATTGGTCGGGAGTGATACCCTTCTCACGGGCGGCGTCCTCAATCCAATCATCATCACTTTTAATGGCTTCGGTTAATCCCTCAATATCGCCCCTTTCGAGTCCGTAATGTCTCATAATCGGCGCTAATGCGTCCTCGTAGCTGTCAACTCTCTCCTGTGCACTGGATTGATTCTTGAATCTGTTGTTGATAGCGTCGGATACCGCTTTGCCGTAAAGTTCATGGAATCTGCCGTTCTTTCCGACAAGCTCCGCAAACTCTTCCTCAGGGCTAATTTCTTCCTGACTTTCAGACTCAGACGCGCTGTTATCCGATTCCTCCGTGTCTAATCCGTATGCAACTTCCGGTGACTCCGTAGTATCGTTGTTATCAGTCCGCTCCCCACCGCCAAGTGAAGCGAGGAATTTGTCTGCTTCTGCTCCCAGTCCGCTCTGACTTCCCGATGAAGCGTTGCCTTCTCCACCTTCTCCGTCAAAAAGTGACCAGTTAAATTTGAATTTTGTCATACTTTATTTCCTTTCTGTCTTTTATAGAGCGACGAACTCTTTATTTCTGACAATGCTATTTTATATAACGCTCTTTCATATCTCTCCCCCACGAAAAAAGCCCCAGTCCGTTAAGACTGAGGCTTTCCCGATGATTTTAAGCTTATGTTGGAATTATGAAAAAATCAGGTCGCAAGTTAATGTGAGAATCTATCTGTATAGAACTAACTTACAGCTCTATTATAACATTTGGATTATCCCTTGTCTCAGGAATTAAAGTCGTCTACCCCGATTAATTTTACACCGTTGTATTGACTTCTCAATTCTACAAAGGTCGCCCACACTGCATGGAATACCGCTAAAACGCTCTCAGTGTACTTGTGAGCCACAATAATTACGTGTCCTGGCTCATACACCTTCGGTACAATTCCATGCGGTAAAACGGCGCTCACAAGCACGTTGCATAGAGTCGAGTACATGATACACTCGTCATGGGTGTTCGCATGATTCACGCATTCAAAGAAAATATCATTTTCCGATACAGTCATTTTTACGGTCGTCATGCTACTTCACCTCCGAGGCGCTACGAGCTGTTTCTCTCGCTCTGTCCAGTCTGTCGGTGTTCGTTGTCTTCTTCGCCGCTCTATCTTCTGCCGACCCTTCCTCATATACCCCTGTAGCGCCGTTATTTGCGCCCTGAGCCATCATAACTTGATTCGGGTCTACTAGTCCCATCTGTACAGCCGCTTCCGGTGAGAGCTGAATAATAAGCTGTTGCATTTGCTGGAACTGCTGCATAAATGTATCATTCTGCTGAATCTGCTGTTTAATCTTTTCCTTGCCCTCGAATTCCATCATGTCGAGACAAACCAGTGCGGACGTTGCGTTATCAGGTGCAAACAGTCCCATCTGATAAAGCTCTTTCGCCGTCTCATTCTGTGAAGCTCTTGAAAATGGACTCTGCTTTTCTGCCGATACCTCCAAGTCAAAAATACTTTTCTTGTGCCGTGTTCCTTCGGGTGTTGTTATGTCCTGAGGTGCAATGTTCACGTTGGAATAGTCCATGTATTCATAGCGCCCTGTTCCGTCGTCAATACGGAATGTTCTCGGTTCGGTGTAGAACTGCCGAATCAGTTCAATTTCAAGATAGTACTCTTCTCTCGAACCTCGGTACATCGCTTTGTTAATGTCTCTCGATAATTTACTTCCCGCTTCCTGAAGAGCTGCTATTGCACTAGCCGCCGTTACACCCGAAGCGGTAGAACCCTGTGAGAAGTCTCTGTTTCCGGAAATCTCTTTCAGCTCGTCTATTTTCGCTTCCAAGTGAGTTTCAACGATTGCCGGGAGCGTGTCAACGTCCATTTGCTGTACTGCCGACCCAAGGTCACCTGAACCGACTTCTACAATCTCTTCATTCCAATCCGCAAAGGCTTCCTTGTTAATGTCCGCGTTCTTCTTTACCCACCAACGCGGTTTTGCTTTCATCATGGTATTTTTCATGATTGCCTGGTCTAACTTGTCAATGTCCCGCTGTGGGCACTTCATAATGTCGAGATAGCCAAAGCCGCAAGGACTATCCTTAACCGGGAAACACTTACGGAATACATACGGGTATTTTCCATGCTTATAAAAGCCGTCCTGGTACTCCGGGTTATCCTCTGAACAGAAAACGCACTGGTCACCGATGATAATAGCCATGTGCAGAATCTCACGAGGTACAAGGTGTTGCGCTACCGTCTGAGGGTCAATGTTAATGAGAACTGGTCTCATTTCCAATTTCTTGTAGTAGCAATTAATAATCTCAATGTCGTTCTGATGGTTAATATTATCATCGTGAATATACTCGGTGATAAACCCTTGCTTTCCCCCGCCGATTCTATCCGCTATATCGGGGTACTGTAGTTTCACGTCGTTCACATCAGCCACGGAAACATCAAAGAAGTATTTCGACTGCTGAATGTCCTCTATTCCCGGTTGCCAAAATACGTTATGAATATCCACATTGGTTTTCTTGATGTCGCCCATTCCATCATGTGCCATCGGGTCCCACAATACCGCTGTGATAGCTGTTCCATCAATCAGGAAGTCATAACCGGCGGTGTTATACACCTGTTCCGCGTCCGTGTGTTCCTCGATTGCCGGAAGAATCTTCGAAAGAATCTGAGCCTCTTCCTCGTCGTCTGCTTCACGTGCTAACACGTTAGCCTTTGGGAATGAGTCCATGAAGTCGGCGTGTTTGTTCAGAATAGAGTTTACCGCCCACGCTGAGCCGACTTCTACTTTTGCCTTGCCCGCTTCCGTCTTGCCCTGAATGACGTTCCAATGTCTGAGCCGCCACCATTCCTGATTTTCCGTTGCTTTCATGTCGACGGTTGTTTTTCCGTCCTTGTACTCGTGCAGAATTTGAAGCACTTCCGAAACCTTGTCGGGCGTAAAGTGCGGTTCAGTCGGTGCGCTCTGCTGTGGCTGTTCTGTCTGCTCTTTCGGTTTATACCGTTCCGGGCGATACTCTCCGGTCTGCTGTTCCCTCTGCTCGTTCAGCTGTCTCTGTTCTCTCTGCTGTTCTCCGTTGGTCTGTTCCTTCGGCTGTCTTCTCGGTTCGGTCTGCTGTCTCTGCTCTCGTGGTTTCGGCTGACTTTCCCTCTGCTGTCTGTTCGGTGTCTGCTCTGCTTTGCGGTCGTTCTGTGCGGTCTGCTGGTTCTTCTGCTCCGCTTTTGCGTCCTTTTCCACTTTTGCGTCCTTTTTTGCGTCCTTTGCGTCTTTCTGTCCGAACTGATTGTTTTTCTTCTCGGTCTCTGCTTTCCGCAGCTCTTTGTTTTTCTTCATGCTCTATACCTCGTAAAATGTCAATATATCATCTGTAGTCTGTCCCTCTACCTTGTCTCTAACCATGTTCAGAGGGTCGTCAATATTATTCGGGTCAATGATTTTCTTGTGGTGCATTTCTCTAGGTGCTATCGGTCTAGCCATGCACACATAACGCCACTCGTCGTAGTTATGGTCTTCTAACGACGTGTCAATGTCCTCTACTCTCGTTTCGTCGTACATCAACGCCGGAATGCACCTGATGAAGTGCTTACACGTGTTAAAGACGTAAAACATCGGTCGCCCGTCATCGTCAAAGGCTAATCGGTAATGACATTGCATTTTCCCCGGTATGCGTTGATGGTCGCCCCGGTCAAAATACACTCTATGCTTTTCCATCGTCTCCGCGATACTTTCCCCGCCGTCCTCTGCGAATATAGCGGGGTCGGCTATTCCGAACACGTGCCGCCCTTTCATGTACGGGTGTTCTTCTTCCATGCGCCTAATCTCTTCGGCTACATGGTCAACAGTCCATTGCACGCCCTCGTTAGGCTCACCAGTACAGCCGTACAGTTCCGCAAAACGATACATGCGCCCCGACGGTGCCACGGCATACCAACCGACCGAGAACGGTTTGGAATAACCCCAGTCAAACCCGCGGTAGATGTTCCAACCTATCGGAATCGGGAACGGTTCAATCACATGTGTATAACGCTTGTCGGCGTAGTGTTCCGGAGCGTCCGTAAACTCTGTGAACACTTGACCGGCGAACACGTCCCAACGCCCATACCTCCACGCCTCCCGCAGTGCTTTCGGCAATGCCTCCAACTGTGCTAGGTAATCAGGTTGAGACTCCATAAGCGCCTTATTATCATCCACTAGAGCCTGAATAAATGCGTACTCGTTAGGGTTCTCGCTCGGCTTATATTGCTTGTCAATGAAAAGTCGCTTGATATATTGGTGTCCCTGTCCTCCAGGGTTGCACGTGTAATAGACGCGCTTAGGGAAATCGTTGACACCTCTAAGGGTTGCGGTAATCGTCCTCATTTGGTACTCGCTTAGTTGTGTAGCCTCATCCAAGAAAATAACGTCATACTCCAAGCCCTGTAGCTTGTCTAAATCCGCATCACGTGCACAATACATAAATTCAATTGTTGACCCATTGGAGAACGTGAGCAGTTTCTCGGTGCTGTTATAGGCGGCAAAGTCCCGCGTCATGGCTCGCAGTGTCCTGATGTGGTTGCCCTCCAATTCCTTGTACGTCCGGCGAGCTATCAACATATGGATACCGGGGAAGCGCTGAGCGAGCAAGATTGCTTTGACTCTCACCGCCCACGACTTACCACCGCCACGGGCGCCGCCATAACCAATGTATTTACTATGGCAACGCAAAAACCTATCTTGCTTCGGCGATGGCGTCCCCAGCTGTACAGTTTGAAGCCGTCTATTATTCGCTATATTCATCACAATAGCCCCCTACAACGATTTGAACGCCCTTCACACCTTCCGCGTCTCTTTCCTCTCGTTTCCGTGTCAGTTCGAGCCGCTCTTTTTCCAGCTGTAGCCGCTCACGTTCCAACGCTAGGCGCTCCGCCTCAATCTGCTTCCGGTGGCGCTCCTGTGCAGTCTCCAATCCGTGTAGTGATCGCTTTAGCGCTTCCAACGTTTTTACGCTGTCAGTAAGGTCTCGCAGTGCGCGGGTGTCTACTTTGTCGCTGGTTATGTCCTTGTATGCGGTTTCGGTTGTGCCGTCTTTGTGCCGTGTCGTAGACTGGACTAGATAGCGGTGCAGTTGCTCGCCGTCTTCCAGTGCCTTTCGCGTCTCACGCTCCAGCGCGTCCACCACCCCAGCAAGTCCCACCAATTCGGACGCCACGCGGTAGGCGGTGCAGTTTTTCGCCGTTTCTATTGCTTTTTCTGTCACCGCCCCACGATAGGCGGCGCGCTGGTCGTTCCACCGTTCCCGGTATAGATGATTGCCTAATGTCCTATAGTTAACGCCGTGCAGCTGGGCGCACTCCTTCGGCGTTGCGTTGCCGGTGATGTAATCATTCCGGATGGCGTCCCAATCCGGAATGCTTTTTTTCTTCTTTTCCGGGTTTTCCGGATTTTTCTTTTTTCCCATTTTTCCCCCTTTCCGGTTTTTTGATTCCGGAACCATTCCGGATTGATACAATTCTACACACGCGCGCGGCGTGCAGTCGCCCACATTGGGACGCGGGCGCAACGTGACAGAATAGCGCGAACAAATGTTTTTCATTCAAAATTGTATACAATCCAAATTCAGGAAGAGAACGTCAGTTCTTTAAAAAAGTTAATAGAAAATTCAGAAAAACTATTGACACGGTAATACTGTTGCGGTATTATATAGTTGTCATGGGGAAGAGGCCCCAAGACAACAAACAACTATTAATTTAAGAAAAGTGAGGTAAAACAAATGAGAAACTACACAACAACCGAGAGAACCGCAAACATCCTCAACCTGTACAATGGCGACGAGTTCAAAATTGCTTTTCCGCTTGTCGATGATGAGCACATGGAGCGCGCTACCCAGCGCGCGACCAGCAACGGCGAGCACGATTACACAATCACAGACCTTGACGGATTCTATAACTTCGTTGATTCCGAATTTACCAGCATTGCCGAGCTGAGCGACATGGCGGAACGTATCGAGGCACTGGAGGACGAGGACGCCGACAAGCTGGAAGCCATGGCGGAATACTGCGACGACCTGGATGACATCGAAAGCGCTTGGGATGACTCTTATTTTATCGCCGATACGACCGGGGCGGACTACGCGCAGGAACTGTGCTATGGATGCGGTTACATGCCTTCAGGGCTTCCGGGCTGGATTAGCTACCATATTGACTGGGAAGGCGTATGGCGTGAGCTGTCGTTCGATGGCTACAGCGAAATCAACGGCGGTGTGCTGTACGTTGCGCAGTAACACAATAGGGGCGAAAGCCCCGCCCGTAATGCGGCCGAGGACTGTTGCAAGCCAGTAAAAACGCAGAGCACGGAAAACGAAAATCGTATTAAATGAAGTGAGACCCAAAAATGGAAACTATCATTGAGAACGGAAAGAAAATGGAAGGCATACCGTACCCGGTGGCGGTGTGGGACGCAAAAAACGGAATGTGGGACGATTCCATCGAGGAACTGAACGCAATTTTTGCCAATTCCGAAGATGAAGCCATTGAGTTGGCAAAGGATTACATTCTTGAATGTGTCTATGCGTTGGATGTGGACGAGGAAGAGCGGGAGCGAGAGATCGAATATTATAGCAATGATGGAAACTACATCATTGACAGCAACCGCCACGAAATGCATTTGTACGTGTTCGAGATTTACGCCGACAAGTACACCGGCGGAGAAATTGAGTTGTACACAGATAAAGGCGAAGCTGTGGAAGCTGCTAAACATGCATGGGATCGCTTGCACGAGAGCGAAAGAAGGACATACCGCCGGGACAAGTGCGGCACCTTCCGTGTGTACGAGGTTAGCATTCCATATTCCGACCTAATCGGCGAAGGTGAAGAAGCATACACCGAAGACCCATACACCGAATACGAAGAATGGGAGTGGTACAACGCGCTCAAAGAAGACTAATTGAAGGGAGAACCAAATGAAAGAGAAGAAAACGGACTTAATCACTATGAAGGTAACACCTTCTTTCAAGGCTAGGGCGAAAGCTTTAGCCGATGAGGAAGGGAGAAGCCTATCAAACTACATAGAGTGGCTAATCAACAACGACGCAAAGAGAAGAGAAAAGGAAAACGAGGAATCATAACAATGACATCTGGACGGCGACGACATGAAGGAATACACAAAATATATCTACTAATCACACCGCCCTCCCCTTGCGGGAGGGTTATTTTATTGCATTAAAAAAGCGGGTCCACCGTTTCCAGCAGACCCAAAACAAACAACTATTATCAAACAAAAAAAGTTTGGTAACATCACGAATTATAACACAGTTTCCGAGACAAGAGAAGCCTTTTATGGTATAATATTGATGTGAATTGTTAATCATTTTCATTCTTTTCATTTTTGTAAAACTCCCGTTTTATAATGTTCATTGGTACTACAATTGCGGAAGCTCCCGAAGCAAAAACAGCTTTGGGAGTTTTCGTTTTTGTCCTTTTTTGTTCCCATTGAAGGGAGAACCATTTTATTTATCCATGTTTCGAGTTTTTTCGAGTTTTTCCGAGTTTTTTTCGAGTTTGTTCAGACGTCCATTTAGCTTTTTGAGTTCGCCTTTCATCGCTTTCACCTGATGACCTAAATATATTTCCTTTTGTCTTGCCATGTCACTGTTTATCTGTTCCCAAACATGGGAAATTGTGATAGCGTATGGGCAACGCTCCCATGCACTATCACAATACTTCGCCATATGGTTTTCCTTGTCTTCTTTGCAGATAAACCGCCTTGACGTGTCCTCACAATATATAACCTTGTCTTTTTCGTGCCGATAATACGGGCACAAGGTGTAGTGACCATTATTAGGCAAGATTTCCCCTTTCCGCTTCACGCGTGATTTTGTAATCGATCCAGTCGTCGAGTTCATCCTTGCTCATGAATTGCTTCCGGATTTGTTCAAGCATGATATAAACGTCGGCTATTTCTTCCTGTACCGCCTCAATCCTTCCCTCACCTGGGCCCTTGTTGTAGCATTTGAGAAGCGCTGCTTCGAGTTCCGATAGCTCTTCACAAGTCTTGACTACCTGATTTCTGAATCCGTGCTTCCTCAAGATTGAATTCAGCAGCTGTTTTTGATTCTTCGTGAACATTTATCTCCCTTTCGATTCGGTTCATTAAATACAGAAAGAATAACCACTTTGCGCCTTTTCCCTTATTCTTCACACATTCCTTTTTTAGAATTTTCCACATTTTTTCGAACTTATTCATTTACCTTCGATTCATTCTCTTTCACGAAATCTGTATATCTCTCAAACTTTGCGGCTGTGAGCCACTTAATAACACCATTTTTTATAATTTTGGCGCTTCTCTGATATTCATCGGAACACTCACTCCACGCATCGAGAATCATATCGAAATACGCATCCAGCACTGTTTCTGTGTGATTCATTCCTTCCATGAATGTTTTTTGTTCGTCTGTTATTGGAGCTTCGGGGTCCTCTTCATCTTCTTCATAGATAATATCGAGTCCGTAGGCTTCCGCTGTTTCGTGCTCAATTCTGCACCCCCTAGCATCTTCCCAGCCGTCGCAGAAATATACAACATCGCAAAAGCTCATACTCTCAAGCGATCTTGCGAGGTAGTAAACAGGGATGCTCATAACCCCTATGTCCTTCATAGATGATTCGCTATACCGATCGCCGGTGTTCAGTGTATTTACAACTTTGTAGCCCAATCTTTCGAGGTGTCTTATTGCTTTATTGCGGGTTTCCTCAATCTCTTCATCGGTCAAGCCGTTCATCGGCTGTGAAATCATTGCTTTTTTTCTAATCGTTACATCATGCATTTTTTATTCCCTCCCTGAATCTGTTTTTGCTTCTTCTCTAGTATTAATCTCCACTTCAACCCTGTTCATCATGTACAGAATGTCCGACCACCGCGCGGTCTTATTATTTTTCTCCCAGTAACACTTCCACAAAGCCTTCTTCATGTGTTCCCACATTTTTTCGTACTTATTCATTTTCCATCTTCCACCTCCATCAGTGGGCAGTTATCAGGCCTTTTTTCGCCGTCGTAACACCACCCGCCGTCTTTACACCCGTCAGCGCCGATTCTCTCGCCGCATAGTTCGCATAAATCCATCCATCCGTCACGCGGATGCGGGCGGGATCCGAAATAACAGCACGCTTCGCAGTATTCAGGAAGTTCTACAAATTCAGTCTTAATTACTACCATCATCTTCATCCTCCACGAGTTCGCAGCGCACCCAATGCGTGTAGTTCCCATATGCTGTTTTGCTTGTCGCCCCATCATCCCATGCCATAAATCTTGATTCCGGGGCTTCTTCGTCGATTCCTTTGACATATTTCAATGTCCATTCTTCGCTTTCCAAATCACGCACACGAACCAGCGTATCAACCGGAACATTATCCCAGTCAACTTCGGGTTTCGGCGGTTCCATATACTCTTCGTCAAGCCAAAGTGTGAACCGAATCAAGCAAGCACGACAATCACCCATCTCACATATACACTTTGAATCCGTTTTACTGCCGATGAATTCCGGAATCACTGTATCATTCATGAATTCGCACGTTTCACGGCTCTTGATTGCTTTAATGATTTCTTCTCTGTGTTTTTCCCTGTTCTTCATTGTTTAATAACCTCCTCCAATTCCTCATTTGCTGAATGTACTTGGTCGATATCCAACTCTCCAAGCCTTGCTCCAGTCATGTTTTAACTGAAGCTCTCCATCAAAATAGTCACACCCATTTACCTGATTAGCAAACCAACCTGCTTTTGCAAGTGAATTTGTGCAGCGCATTCGCCCATCTACTCGTTTCCAGTAATTGCAGTACATACAATACTGTTCTCCATCAACCTTTTCCGTCTTCATTTTTGTTTCTCCTTGTCAGTGGTGTTTGCAATTTTTGCAACAACCACTTTTTCCTCCTTATACAAGCAGTTTATGCTAGTCTTCATACGGTTTTGCAGCTCACCTCGCCACCTATTCCGTCCTCAATCATGACTTCCGCCGTATCTTTAAGCGCTTCCCACATCATTCTGTATTTCAACTTGTCGCCTCCTAACACTCATCTAACACTTATTCTTTAACTAACTTATAACTTCCTGGCACGCTTCAAACGCTTATATTTCAAGGCTTTTCCGAAAGTCCTTGACTAATTCCTTGACTTTTCTTGATTTAATACATCAACTAATACATCAACTAATACATCAATTAAAACTCCACTTCGTCAATAATCAGGATTGCTTTCGCCATCGCTTTTATCACTTCGCCGCGTTCCTCGTCTGTCAGAACGCACTTTACATGCCTCTTTTGATTGAATGGTTCGGGGTAGTCCATCCACGCCTTCACATTTTTCGCTTCATGAATATACAATCCAGAACTCGTTGATTCTCGCACCTCAACTTCTCCTTCGTACTCTATAATCCAAGCAGTAGTGACATAGGTTTCACCGTCATTCTCGTCAAATACTGTAAACAAGAATTCTTCATTCCGTGGTATTCCACTTAAGTCTCCGTTAATAATCGGATGCCACTTCATTTCCATATTATTAGTCCTCCACTGATCTGAAAATCACAATCATTGATGGGAAAGGTGCTGATTCGGGTCTTCCGTTTTTATCGACCATCGGTTTACCGTTGATTTCGAAACTCAATCGTCCTTTAATGAAACGGATCTCGTTTTCGGGTAGCCATATGTACTTATGAAACCGTTTCGTATCTGTTCGAGCCGGGAGTAACATCACCACAGTTGTGTGCGGCTTTTTACTCTCTTCATATGCTTTCTTCACAAACATATCTTGCCCTCCTTGCCGTGAATACGGAGGATTGCAGAAAACAATGTTCCCCCCCCAATCCTGTATTAGTGCGTTATCCTTCTCGGTGAAGTATTTCTCACACTTTGCGTTTTCGGCGGTTGCACAAGCGTCTAAAGTGAAATGAAACTCATTGTTTAATTCGTCAAAGAATTTCTTGGGTGTCTCCCACAGGTCTTTCCCTGTCGAAAACAAAGCTTTGTTCATTCTTACTTATACCTCCCTGATTCTAATTCCGTATTGATACAACATAAGTTTCCGCTTGACAATGTATTCCTTCGTCCGGAAGCCTTTCACGTCCTCCACAACCGTCTTAATCCCCTCTTCGTACTTGAAATCCGCCCTGTAGGAACATTCACGTTCAATCAACTTCCCGCTCTCGTCACGTTGGGACGGGATAAGCACAAACTTAACTTGTCTGCTCAGGTTCTTAATCACACCCGCCTTTTCCAGCAGTCTAAGCTCCTGATAACGGTTTGCTTCCTTCTTCGAGTCGAACTTCTGCCCGTCCACGACTGTCTTCTTGCTGTTGTACTTGCTCACTCTGCACCCCCCTTCACTTCAATATCCACCATGTAGCCCAATATATGTGCTATTTCGAGGAACTTGTACCATGTGATGTTCTCACCGTGTTCCCAGCGGCATACCGAACTAACGTCCGAATACACCGCCTCAGCAAGCTCAGATTGCGTTAATCCCTCCGCTGTCCGCATGGTCTTAATCAACCTTGCTAATGTAGCCTCTGTTGCTTCCATGTAGTCCTCCTAGTCGTCACTTCTGCACACTCCGTCGTTTCCATATGCACACGCCGCATACCCAGCAATGTCAATGTAGTTGTCAAGATGGATTCCTGGAACGGAAGCTCTTGCCACCTTCAGCAGAATCATCATCATTGCCACATCTTTTGAATTAATAACTACATCGCACCCAGTCGCCTTAAGGTAAGATCCCCACAATGTAGCGATTGTCTGAAAATTGTCCTCTGCATCGCCGTAGCACTCTTGCCTTGCTCCGTTCACAATCTCACATGCCGTCCGCAAGCACTCTTCCCTCTTCTCCATTTTCTCTTGGTTCTTCATTTTGACCTCCTCCTACTCGTTTTCTGTATTAAGGTATAATTTATCGACTCTACACTTTTGAGTCGTTCTACGGGCATTTAAAGCCGTTTTAAGGGTATCTCCGTTGCGAATGATTTCCCTTCACAACTTTTCCACAGCTATTCCTGGCCATTCATAGCCTTCGCCGCTCCCAGCACGGCCTTTCCGCGGCTCATCTTTGCTATTCTCTGCCATCGCTCCGTAACTCGTAGCAATTCATTTCCTTCGCAGAGCAATGCCATCACTATGATTTTCAATTCTATTCCCGCGCATTGATATTCTCTTCTAGTCCGCTACTTATCTACTCCATTCCAGTGCGTTTCACTGCGTGTCATAGCCTCTCCAACGCTTATCTACGCCAATCTTTTCCCTTGCCTTACAAGTCGGGTCGTCACTTTTCCGTTGCTTTTCTGAACTTGTCCTCTCGTCACTCTTCCATTGCTAACCATTTCTTCGCTATCGCTATGCTTTACCTTCCGTGGCAGCTCTCAACCTCTCTTTGCCCTTGCGCATCTTGACTCTTCTTGACTCTTCTTCGCCTTTGCTCTTCCTCGCCTGACTGAACTTTGCCTTTGCCGTTCCTATCACAACTGGTCCGTTGCGGTTGAAGCCGTGCTACTGCACGACCTCTTCCCAAGTGAAAGCACCTTTTCCGGAATTCCGCCACTGTCCGAATCCGTTCAGGATTCCATAATCAAGCCACTCTTCAACAAGTGCTCTATCGCCGTCCTGAAGCATCAGAATATCAAATTCAAGCTTCGCTCCCGGCTGTAATGATTCGGAATCGGAAAGCGCTACTCTTTCGCCCTGTGCGGTACTTGCTCTAAGTGGTCTCTGGCAGTCTCCAATGAAGCCGTAATCAGTGAAAGGGATTGCTCTATTCTGTTTATTTTGCACGTCGGCGAAAACGAAAATTCTCAAATCAATCTGCTTCTTGTATGCTTTCAGCTTCGAGCTATGTGTTCCCTTAAGCGTTCTAAGTGCCGAGCACGCACTCTTGAAAAATCCCTTAATCTGATAGTTCCATGCGATCGGCGTTCCGTCCTCAAGCTTCGGAAATACGGTCTTTCCCTTCTCCACTACTTCATCTACACCCAGCATTTCAACCTCTTCCTTCCGGGACATTGCGTCCGGTGCGTTGGAAGCGATATACGTTTCATGAATCTTCGGGTCTCCGGAAGCTGTTCCCAATACCTCGTCTACGAATGTCAATCTTACTCTCATTGTTTCCATTTCATCCTCCTTGCCCGCCTTTTACGGCGGGACTTTCCTTCTCACTGTTCTAACGTCGATTTTTTGTTTGTTTTATCTAAAGTAATAACGGCTAGTTCGTTGTGTCCCTGTTGGTCTCTTGATACATTATGATTGCGTCCTTTACGCAGTCATGATGCCTTTCCAGCATATCAAGTAGTGTAATCAATTCCTGTAGGGGAAGGCGGACACTCTCTTTCCCTCTGCATAACGCAACTTCCTTGCCACGGCAGACAATGGTTAGGCAATCTTTCCCAACGTCATCATCTATCCTGTACATTGCGTCGGTTATTGTTTTCTTTCGCACTTTTTCGAGGCTCAGCTTATAAAGCATTATTCCTTCAACCATCTTTCCAGTGTTTCCACTGATTCACCAGTAATCCGTGCGGCAAACTCAATCTTCATTTGTCCTTGTTTGAGTCTTTCAGCGATCCGTTCCCAATCCTTCGGCTTATTCTCATTCGGTGCGCCTACAATCTCAGTAAGCGGTAACCCGCAGCTTGACCCCATGTACGAACTGATGAAGTCATACGCTTCTTTTGCTCTTCCGGCGAGAAGTCCGGTGATTGCTAATGCTTCACTTTTCGGCAGTATCACTGTTTTCCCCCAGCCACTGAACGCAACCTCTTCTCCATCGACAACACATGTGAAGCGCTTCTCAACTCCGTACTCTCTATCGTCATCGTAGCGATAATACCTGTCCGTCCCCGCTCTAAGTTCGCCCAATCCTCCATTAATTAGCATTGAGAAGAGCCTCCCTTCTGCGGAACTCCGCTCTTACCGCCTCCCTCCGTCTGCTGTCACCCTCCATCTTTATCGGGTGGCATCGTTCGAGAATTCGGTCGTATAATCTTTCGTCCATCGTATCGGTTGATTTTTTGAATTCTGCAATCGGTATGTTCGTTGTGATGATAAGCGGCGTTTTCGCCTCATAGCACATGTTTATGACCTTGTAGACAAGCTCTTTCATGGTCGATGTTTGCCTCTCGATTCCGAAGTCGTCTATCACAAGCAGTCTATGTCTTACAAGCTTCATGAGTTTTTCAACCTTCTCATAACCCTTCAAGCCTTCAAGCTCTTCTGCGATATATGAGAAATTCGTAAACCGTGCCGTGTAGCCGTTCTGAAGCAGTGTGTTTGCGATTCCGGCGGCAATGGTGGATTTCCCAGTCCCTACTCCGCCAGTGAGCAGAAGTCCTATCCCATCCCTCGAAAAGTCCTCGAAATGGTCAGCATAGCCTTTCGCCTTATCCACATACTCGTTCTCTTCAAGTTCTTCAAGCGTTCGACTGTATGCCCTCTTCTGCTCTTCTCCGTAATCCTTAAAGCAGCACTTTGTGTTCCTTTGGATAATTACTTCTCGTTTTCTCCGCTCTTCACGGTTTCGTGACTCTTCCACGCACTTACACCCTGGCTCCACAATCAGAAGTCCTCTTTTCGTGTGAATCATCACCTGTTTCGGCGTATTGCACACCGAACAATAAATAGTCCCGTCCCGGACGTATTCGTTTTCTCTTAACTCTCTCATTCATTCTCCTTCCTGATTTTTCCATTCAATGCCACTCCAAGCTACGCCGTCACTCCGCTTTTCAATACAGTTCATTTCCCTTGCGGCTCAATCCGGTTCCTCCGCAAAACCGATCGCTACAGTGCTATTCCCTAGCCCATCCCCACCATTCTGGACAATTCCTTCGCCTTTTCTAAACAACTCTGTGCTATTCTAAACTTTTCCGCCACCACTCCAATCTAAGCACTTCCGTAACGTCTCTTTTCGCCTCTATGTTTTTCCTACGCAATTCATCGTTTTTCCAAACTATTCTTTTGCGAGTCAAATCTATGCGATTCCTATGCTATTCTCGGCTATTCGCACCGTTTCTTCGCCCAAGCTATACTCTTCTGTTCCGTGACTGGTCTACGCTGTTCCTTTGCCGCGAACCGCGACGCATTGCTTTGCTTTTCCCATGCTTTTCGCCTCACTACGATTCCTTCGCCGTTCTAGACATTTCTTATCCCTTCCGTTGCCCCACATCGCAAAACTTATCCTTCGCACTCAGAACAAATCGTCTAAGTCGGTCTTGCTGTAATCAAGCTTCGGATTCATTGGCGGTGTATAGTTCTCATCGAGGTAATCTATGTATCCGCTGTTGAAGAATGTGCTTCCGTTCTGTGCTTTTCTCCACTCGTCCTTCTTTAAGTCCTCAAGGTATCTATCAATGGCACGTTTGACATTATCCCAACCGTGGCTCATCAATCGCTCTTTCGACTTCTCAGAGACTTGACCTTTCCCTCGCTTGTTAGGGTAGTACTGCCATGCTCTTTCGAAGAACTCTTCGGGGGTCTCTTCAAGTGATTCAGAACACGAATGCACATTATTAATATCTCTATGATTATTATTAGTATTATTATTTATATTTATATTGTGGGAAATTTTTTCACCCCCCCTAGGAAAATTTTTCCTACCCCCTAGGAAATTTTTTCCTACCCCCTGGGAAATTTTTTCACCCCCTAGGAAATTTTTTCCTACCCCCACATTGGCTTGATAGGACACTTTCTTTGCGTTGTTGTCTAATTGCGTCACCGTTTTTGTAACAAGCTCTTCATCTACAAATTTTCTAAGAATCGTGGTAACGGTTCTCTTTGTACACCCAACCCAATCAGCTAAGTATTGTACTGATCCAGTGAATTCTCCTTGCTTGTTCTGTGAGAACCCGTAGATAATCGCATAGACGATAAGCTCATTTCCCGAAAGGTTTAATTCTGTTCTCATCCACCCTTGAATTGTGATGTAAGTTCCATCGCTAATCATATCCACCTCCTAAAAAGGCAAATCATCGTCCACTCCGATAAATGCGTCCGTTACACTCTCGCTTCTATGCTCTTCCTGGTGTCCACCGCTGTTCGGTTTGCTCAGGAACTCAACTCTGTTGGCTACAACATCGGTTGTGTAAACCTTCTTTCCATCCTTGCCATCGTAGCTACCAGTCTGAATTCTGCCATCGACCGCCACCATGCTTCCCTTCTTCAGGTACTTGTTGCAGTTCTCAGCAGTCTTTCCGAATGCGATAATGCGAATCCAATCCGTACCCTCCGTCGGTCTATCCACAGCCATTGTGAACTTGCATATAGCCGTGTCCTTATGTGCTCCACCGTATGTAAGTTCAGGGTCTCTCCCCAGCCGACCAATCTCAATTACTTTGTTCATGCTTCTCTCCTTCCAGTAAATAATTAATTTCTTCTCTCGACATTGTTTCGATGCCTTGAGCTTTGCAATCAAGAACGACTTCATCAATCAATCTTGACATTGACTTAGTATCGTACTCAGACGTTCCGTAATACGCTTTTAAGTTGTGGTAACCGGCAGTTCTTCGGCACGGTCCAATATCATCAACGAACCATGCTATACCGTGACTGCTCCACACCTTCGAGAAGGCCTCTAATGCGTCCTCTCGCACGGGGATTACGTAATATTGACCGAATCCCCTTACATAGTACTTATAAAGCTCTATGGGGCTATTTTCGACCTTAAAAGCCAACTCTTTCAAAAGCACCCACATATAAGCGTTTGCGTCCAGTGACCTTTTCTTCTTTCGCCGCTTGATAGATACCGTGTATTCCGCCTCAGAATCTACCTTCCCAGCTTCCTCAATGATTCTCTGAAGCTCCGCAGCTTCCTTCATGTCACACTCAATCGTTAGTTGTGCGCTCCACAGTGTCGTCTGAAGATTCAGATTCTTTATCCGCATAGTTCCTTCCGAAAACCTCCGTAAATTCTATGTTCGGGTACGCTTCATCAAAGCGTACCTGCGCCCATGCCTTGAGCCTATCGTTTAATTCTCTGTTATGGTGTACTCCGTGCGGCGGCTCATTATGGTGAGCGTGGCACAGATAAACCGTCATTCCGTAGGCGGTACTATTCTTTCGATTAGCACCGCCGTAAACGTGGTGTTCTTCCGTATTCGGATTTCCACAGAATAGGCATCCGGATTCGCGATCCTGTAATATCGATTTCATTAGGCGTTCGCCTTGTCAATTTTGCTGTTCAGAACCTTGCTTGCGTGAACATAATCCGCTTTGGTCATGTCTGAAATCTTCTCGACTTTGTAGTACCTCAGGAACTTCTCGGTGTCCGTTCCCAGTTCTTCCATCATCTGTTCAAGCACTCTGCACTCAGACTTTGAAATCGGCTGCATTGCCTTCTGATTTTCCTTTGCGTTCAGCACCTCTTCTGCACTGGCGATGGAAGTGTCGATTCCGATACCGCAGAATCCAAGCGCTCTTCCAACAGCCGATGTTTCACAGTTCTCAATGTATGAAGTCTTGTTGATGAAGGAAGAACCTTCCTTCTCGTAGGCAAGACCTGTTCCGAGAAGAATGTCATTCCCTTCATCGTCTTTAGTCCATGCCTCCGCTCTGATAACACACACACCATCTTCAAGTGAAACAATGTCCGTTCTGATGCTTCCCATCGGATGAAGCTTGCGGAATGCGGTCACACGCTGTGGAACCTCCGCATAATCCTTGCCCTTAACATCGGTTGTCTTAAGTTCTGCATTAACCGCCTTAATCTGTTCATAATTGATAGCCATTCTTCGTACCTCCTTACCAAGCCATTCTCATGTAATCGCTGTTCCATTCCTTCTCAATGTCGCTTCTTGAGAGTTCGTCCTCGTCGAAGTAGTAATCCTCAGTCACGATTCTCTCTCCACAGCACGGGCAGTAGTGGAAAGTCTGCTCATGCTCTCCAAAGTCGAACAGCACCTCAGTGTCCTCTGTAATGTCGTCCTCCGTGTATACCGCCCCACACTCTTCACAGCGGTACTTCTTCGTCAAGTCGATGTATTCCTGATTTTTCATAACCTTTTTACCTCCTTAGAACGGTAATTCTGCCCATGCGTAATTCCCGCTGTTCGGTGTCTGCCCAAATGAATGTGCGTATTCTTTGGCGTGTGTGTTCCATCCATGCAGGATTGTGTAGCCAAGCTTTGCCGCATACGTGACCGAACCATCATGCCAGAACTGAATAAACAGATATTCGCCATCCTTCTTTGGATTCTCACCCTTGTTCCATACGATTTCCTTATGAATTTTCATTACTTTTCCTCCTTCTCCAATACTTCCGTAACCATGCTGAAGCAGGCTTCAAACACCACTCTCAGTACTCTTTCGTCGTACCCTTCTGAAATTGCACCTCTAGCAATTGCCCTTCCAGCGGCTGCATACTCAGCAAACAGGCTATCAATCATTCCTCCAACGGTTACCACGCCAAACTCATCGGTCTTAATCATCTTACATACCTCCCCACAAAATCATTGCTACCATCATCAGTGTTCCGAACGTGCCTCCGATGTACATTCCCACGGTGTCGCCGTTGTACTCATCAGCCGCTTCCTCTTCGAGGAACTTTTTAATCTTCAATCTGAAGCTCTTCATAACCTGATTCCTTTCCTTTGCGAAAATCATCAATATTTAGTCGAATACTTTTCCCAACTCTGTAGTACGGGATTGATTCGCTCTCAATAAGTCGGTATACAGACACCGTGCTAATCCCCATGATTTCCGCGAACTCTGATACTTTCATAAACATCACAGCCTCCATTCGTCTACTTTTTAGCTGATTTGGCTAAGAAAATTAGCCGATTTGGCTAAAAAAAATTTTTTTCATTTCTGCCATTGTTCTGATGTTAAGCAATTCGCACAGCGTGTTTACTTCTTGTGACGTGAAAGCGGATACATTGTTTCTCTTAAGGCGAAATGCCTGATAAGTAATACCCATCGCTTTGCACAACTGGCTTTTCTTAAGTCCTGATTCTTTAATTTTCAAATTTAGAAGTTCAGTATTTACCATCAGCCACCTCCTTTCCGCTGACTACTTTTCACCGTCATATAATAGCATTTTGGCTAGCGTAAGGCAACGCTTTTTTTCAATTTTTTCAAAATTATTGTTCACTTTTTTTCTATGTGCTATTATTGCCTCAGGAGGTGTCGTTATGAGTATTGAAACTATAGGAGAAAGAGTAAAGGCTAGAAGGCTAGCCATGGACATGTCTCAAGAAGATTTAGCGAGGGCGCTTGGTTACAAATCAAAAGCCTCGATATTCAAAATTGAAAATGGTTCAGGTGATATACCGAGAAGCAAGCTTCCAAAATTTGCTTCTGTTTTAAACTGTTCAATTTCTTATTTAACAGGATGGAATGAATTAAAAACTTTTGACGATGAGCATATTGATAAAAGCTTATACGATTTGCTATGCGACAAAATTGGTCGCTTATCGCCTTCCGATATGGAAAACGTCTCTGATTATATTGATTTTGTGATTAACAAAAGGAAGTAGTCATGCATATCAAACAACTTGAAAAGAATAAGTACAGAGTGTGGATTGATATTAACACCGACTATGTAGGAAAGAGGAAGCAGAAATCAAAAGTGTTTCACGCTTCCACAAAACGAGATTTAAACAATCAAATAAATGAATGGGTTGAGTCAATATCGGGAATATCCGCCCAGTGCAGAACTGTTTCCGACATGTGTAATGCTGTATGGAGTCAGGTTATCAATAATAAATCCCCAAATACGATTCACACCTACAACGATCAGCGCAACCGCATAGACAACACCATCGGATTATTGCGCCTTGAAAAGCTTTCCCCTCGCACCCTTCAAATGTGGGTTGATGATTTATCTTCCGAGCTTTCACCGCGAACAATCCGCTTCACATATTCCCTTCTTCGTAACTGTTGCTCTATTGCTGTAACGTGGAACCTAATTAAAACGAATCCATGTCACGACGTAAGTCTTCCTTCCGTAAGAAAAAAGGAAGTACAGATATTGTCACCTGAAGATTTCACTGTTTTCTGCTCACACCTAGACGAACTGCCACTCGATTATAAAGTCTGTTTCGAACTTGCTTTGTTCGGATCGCTTCGAAAAGGGGAAGTGTTAGGAATAATGGAAGATGAAATTCCTGATGATGGAAGGTTCTATATTAAGCGTGCACGGTATTCTCCCAATTTAAGGGAAGTATTCGTCAAGGAAACGAAAACATCTTCCGGTGAACGGCTATGCATACTTCCGCAATTGGTAGTTGATGATGTTATAGCCCTTCGGAAACAGCACATACAGAGCAAACTAAGGTATGGGAAGGCATGGGTTGATTCACCTTATTTGCTGAAAGAAGAAAACGGAGAAGCTTTCCATGCTTCTCTATGCATAACAAGGCTGCAATCCTATATGAAGAAAATAGGGCTTGAACCAATCTCTTTTCATGCGCTGCGTCACACATACGCTTCGATATGCATTTCATTAGGCGTGAATCCCGAGATAGTTTCTAAGCGCATGGGGCATTCAAACATATCAACAACGCTAGGTATATATACGCACTTATTCGAGCAAAAAAATAATGATGACGAAATAGCGTCAGCATTAGGAACGATGTTGTCTCAATCTGTGGAAAAGTGCGACTAATCTTATCAAATGTTACATTCTCGTTACACTTTTTATAGCAATCACCCTCAAACCTTTTAATATCAACGATTACAATTAACTTCTCATAGATTATTATTATTTGTGAAGTGGATAACACCCGATAACATCTCTGTCGAAAATGTTGAAAACTCCGCATTTTTCGATAGGGGTGTTATGCATTGTTATATAAAGTTATAAATTATTTTGTTACACGCTTGTTACATCTTCGGGGGAAGGGCTGCTGTAACCCTTCCTTCCGTCTATGTATGATTCCTTCGCCGCCTCTATCGCTCTTTCAAGCATTGACAAGTTCGGTCTGAACTCTTCAGGAGCTTCTATTTCATCATTCATTAGCTTCAGCTTATAGTCTTCTACAATGTGTTCGGCTACAAGAATACGTGCGCCTAAAGGGTTGCACAAATGAGCAAGCGTGAGTTGTATCACGGAAGCAGGACTCGACCCATGATTTCCTGAATAGATATACACCAATGCGAGCTTATCTTCGGAGGTTAGGTTTTCGGACATTAACTCGTATAAGCGATCCACGTTATCCGCATTTTCGCTCTCTTCCAATGCAAACTCATCAGGATATGAAAGTATGAACATATAAGGAATGGGATTTTCCCCGACCGTTCTGAACCATTCTATCATTTCCGTTACGGTCGGTTCGCTCTTTCCGTTTTCCCACCTACCTATAGTTCGAACCTCCACATTAAGTGCTTCCGCCATAAATGATTGAGACTTTCCCACACGTTTCCTTGTATACTTCATAATTTCTCCAACTGTCATTTTTTCATACCTCCCAACCTATTTTATATCAATCGGACAAAAATGTAATCATTTTCATTTGAATTCGGTGCATTTTTAGAATTGTGATTTTGTTTTAACTTCGATACAATCCAACTTATCAAATGTAAGGAAAGGAGCGTATCAATGGATAATTTTGTTCGATTAAGTGGAATGCTTGCTAGAAGGTATGATGATTATTTTGTTCTTGACTGCAACGGCGTATTCGTTCGCTGTGTTGATTATGACACTTCAAAGTTTAATATCACCGATTGTTTTGTTATTACTGGTCACTTGCTCAACCAATACAGACGGAATGTGAACACGCTGATTGTGAGCGTTGATTCGCTCAAGTTTGTCACATAGAAAAAAGAGTCGGAGAAATCCGGCTCTTTTCTCTGAATACCGTATTGTTAAATGAGAAAGGAGGCGCTCAATAATGACTCTGAACGCTATTATGTACAGGTTTATTGTACACCTCCAATCATCACATTTCAAGAACGTTTGTTCTCTTACTGCTTTGTAATGTCGATAGCAAGATTGCTTCCTGTGACGGCTTGACCGCCGATTACAACAGTAATCGTGGAGCTGTTCTTTCCGCAGTACAACCGCACGATACCACTTGTTCCGAGCGTGACGGTATCACCGATCGCTTTTACAGTCTGTGAAGCATTCATTCCCGGAACGGCTGTTCCGTCCTGATAAACCGCCATTGTGACATTTCCTACCGCAGTTCCTATCACCGTAGCCGTGACAGCAACATCATAGTAGCCTTGACCGTTCAGTTCCATGGCATTATTCGCCATTTGACAGCATTGACCAAACCTTCTAATTATGGTATTCGGCTGATAGGTTCCACCTTCCGGAATCGTCGCCGTGCTGGTATTCACTGCATAAATCGCACTTTTACAACTCATAATTTCCTCCTTGGCTATATGCCTTTACACCCTATTAAATAGCTACTCCACATCCGCAGTTACCGAACGGATTAGAACCACTGCAATAAGTAGTGGCGTTAGGGTATCTTACGACACCGCACATTGCGTTCTGCATCTGAAGCTGTGTAACCTGTGCCTGTAATGCCTCAATCTTGTTCTGAGATAATGCGTCCAGAATCTTCTGAGTCTGTGCTGTAGTATTCGCATTGATGTTCGCCGTATTGATTGCGCCGTTATAATTAACGCCATCAATACCACGCTGAGTGATACAGCAACAATCAGAGATTCTGTTCTGAGTCTCGTTGAAGTTTCTCAAAGTCTCGTAACCGAGATTTGAAATACCGTTCTGCAAGCCCATGTAATCGTTCTGAAGGCTATCATTAAGTCTCCCGACCGAATTCTCAAGACCGTTGAAGTTCATTGCATTACACAATCCCGCTTCCGTCACTGGTTCAGATTGATTGTTGCCCCTGTTCCAATATCCACCGCCCATCATCATCAGAATCAGCAGTGCGAAAATCCACATTCCACCGTTGCCAAAATAATCATCATTATCCTTTGTCACGGCGGCAATGTCCGACAAGCTCATGTTTTCCATTTCCTTCTCCTTCCTTCGGATTGCTCCGAATAAGTAAAATAATTGACGATAAATTTAACTAACTTCCGCGAAAGTCAAATAATTTCTAAAAAACTAAAATAACTTTCGCTAAATTTCACTTGCGCAAGTGGTTATTAAAAAAATAGGGTAGTTTTTTTAAATATGTGTGCTTAATCGTGTCAAAACGTGTCATTTCGTGTCAGAAACGATACATTTTGTGCCGATTCTAAGTTTCTCTAAGTTTCACTAGCTATTTAATGCTGTTCATAAATTCGTTTACATCGATTCCACGCTCCCTACAGATGGACCGGACCATCTGTTCCGCAGATACTCCCCTTCCGGATAACATACCCATTACGTTCTGCATTTGCCTTGAATCGTTCATCATAGCTTTTGCACGATTCGCTAGATCGCCTAGCTGATTACTGTTCTGATTCCTGAATATGCTGCTTCCCATTTAAGACTTCCTCCTTGAATTGTTCGAACTCTGCCTTTGTGATGTACTCCTGTGAAACATTTGGTGTGGACGTAACCTCTTCAAATCGAAAGATTCGAATCGTTGGGAATCCTGCACCGTCGGTTGACTTGAGATAGAATATGTCCTCTGCACCATCGAATAGTGCAACAACGCTGTTCGGGCGCATTTGATATGCTTTGGCACCATCAAGACCAGTTACCCTCACAAGCTGTTCATTGCCCCCATAAGGCTGATAAAATCCGTACATGGTATTATTCCTCCTTGTCCAAATTGTAATAAGAAAAACGACGGTCAACCTTTCGATTAACCGTCGTCTTCCTATCACATTTTTACCTGTAAACCCCTCGTTGTCGTGGAGGCAATATTGGGTCATATGCCTGTACTTCGTCGTACTTCCGTTTAAGCCTACTGATAATCCTATCAATCGTCGAAACAGATAGGTTCAGCTCCATGGCTTGTTTTGTTCTGCTCCAACCAGCCGCACGTGTACGCATTACAATTTCTTCATCTTCGGACAAGTTCGCCTGTTCGATGAACCGTTCCAGTACTATTTTAGTCCAGATTACTTCGTTGGTCATGTCGCTCACCTACTTTGTAAGATGTTTCAGAGGGTCAACAGGCTCTCCGTTAATCATCATCTTAAAGTCAAGGTGTGGGCCAGTGGAGACTCCCGTATTTCCTGACCGGGCGACTTCCTGACCCCGTGCAACCTTCTGACCCCTCCTTACACCGACTTTAGACAAGTGGCTGTACTGAGTGACTACTCCGTTTCCGTGGTCAATCTGAACGATGTTTCCATAGCCGCCCGACCAACCGGTCGCCACGACCGTACCGCCATCGGAAGCACTAACCCTCGTACCTTCAGGAACGGCAATGTCGATTGCCGGGTGATTCGATGAGGCACCCGCAGTCGGCGCATTTCTGTAGCCGAAATAGGAAGTGATTGTTCCGTGTGCCGGGTAGATGTACTTTCCAGTTGACTTACCTTTACCTTCTTCATCAAGTCCAAGTGCCTGAGCTTCCTTGTAGTACTTCGAATCCTTACCAATCTTCACACGGTTTCGATTCTCGTACAGATAATTGATGTCCTCTTTGGTAATGCCAGCGTCCATCAGTTTTGCCAGTGACTTCGCCGCACCTTCCGCATTCTCAACCTTGCACGCCTGTTTAAACTCACGTGCCGTGTCTGAGTTCTCAATCATCTTCCGGGAAATGTCCTCTTTAGACCAGCCCTGTTCGGCGAGGTAGTTCGTGTACTCGTCCATGCGAGAAAATGCCTTTTTATCCCATTTCTCAATGTCTTTATGGTATCTCGTCCGAGTTTCGCTTATGATTGCCTCATTGAATTTTTCCCGAGTTTCTTTCGAGACTCCGCAAGCCTTCATCAGCTTTTTTCTACGCTCACAATCCTTGTACCAGTCTGTGATAGAGATTGTTCCCTCTTTCAGCTTTTTTTTCCAGGCCTTCTTGATATAGTTGACTACAGCCTCTTCACGGTACTCACCCTTCTTTCCCTGAGCTTTTGCGAGAGCTTTTTCAACGTCGGCATCGAAAGCCGCCTTTTCACGTTCCTTCTTGTCTCTCGTGAAGCCCAAAGAATCGAGCTTATCATCGAGCTTCGAACCTTCCTTGACTCTGAAAAGAGCCTTAATAGTTCTTCCTCCGAGTCCTTCATCGTCCCAAAAACCGTAGTCGTCTGTATCCTCTGAGTTCGAGAGTTTTTCATAGGCGCTCTTGAGCTTTCCGAAAAGCGAGTTTGATTTAGCAGCCTTTTCCGCAACTCCACCGAGCTTTTTCTCAACAGCGTTAGGCTCCCCAGGAACTGAACCGCCCATTTCCTTGTACTTCTTTGCGAATACATCCACGCGGTCCTCTGCGGCGTCCGCGAAAACAGCGAACGGATCAGGTAGTCCGAGAGCGTTAGTTATTGCTCCAACGTCTCGTTTCGCATTTGCAAAACCGAATCCAGCAAAGGCGAGAATCGTGTTCAGGAAATCGACACTATCACCGATTGACAAGTCGTTATCCGCTTTCTTCTTGTTGTACCTGTAGAGCGCTTTATTGATTGAGTAAAGCCAATCAGATGTAATGTTGCTCTGTGACATTAAGCTGAAATAATCAACTTCCTCTCCACTGAGAAGGTCAAGTGTCGTGTTGAATACGCCCCACAACTCTTCGAATCCCGGAATCTGCCGAATTGGGTTTTCATTTGACCAGAAGTTATCACCAAACAGTTCTTTGAATGCCGCAAGATAGGTGATAGGCTCATCTTCATCTTTTGCCTTATCCGTTTTTCTCATCGCCTGAATGAGAGTCTTTGCAAATGCCGCCGCAAAGGAATTGATTGTGAGGACCGTCGCCATCTTCGTGACTGCTTTAGCGGCTTTTACTTTTTTACCTTCCTTCTTGTAACGGCTTGCTTCAATAAGAGCGTCCCTGAAGATGTTGAACGTCTTTAAAGGCTCCGCTTTGAACGAGGAAACAGATTTTGCAATAACGTTCTTGTCACGCATAATCTGTGCTCTGTGAAGTGGAGAGTCTACCGTCTGAGTGTAGTCGAAAATGTATGCCGCACGTTCACCGCAGTACTTAAGGAATTCTTCACTGCCGGGTTTCAAGTCTTTCCGCGTCGCCCTTGTCTCTGCCTTTACAGCTTTCCAAATGTGGAGCCATGTTCTAAGGTCTGCCGCTTCATAAACGCCCATGGCGAGCTTATCACGAATAGATTTATTATTCATGATAATATCTTCCGACGAGCGAGAGAAGTTCAGTTCATGGTTGCCTTGGAACTTCCACCACGTGATAGGGCAATACTTGTTCATTTCTTCAATCAGAGCGTTCCGCTTTTTCGACTGAATCTTCGGTGGAAGTACCGTGTCTTTAGGACTCCGCAGAAAGAAATACTTCGGGCTAATTTCCATCCACGCTCTACATACTGCCGTGTACTGCTGTGCCCATACACTAAGGTTTGCGGCAATAGCAGCTCTTTTGTAGTTATTCATTCCGGCATTGATAATCTTCGACCAACCGTCAACTTTCTTGTCCTGTTGGTGTCTAAAGTCGTTGATGATACTCTTCGTGTAGTCGATAGACTGAACACCGAACGCACGAATCATTTGATTGCTTACATCACCTGTATTCAGAAGACGAGTAATGTCTTTCAGTGCTTTCTGAGAAGAAGCGTACAGATTCATTTCATCGCAGTGACGAGCAAATACTCTGATACAATCCTCAATCACAAGAGCGTTCTCTGCCTTTTCGTTTACGTTCTTACTCCATCCAGGGTCAGGAATACCCGCAATGCCGTTGTAGCCTGTTTCAAGGTTTTTGAACTTTCCGTCCTGTACCGTGTACATTGGGAAATAGTTTTCTTCCTCGAACAGTCTAACTCCGTACATTTCCATGGAAGCCTTGTTACCCCGTTCTGCAATAACCGTTGAGAGATAGTCTTGCATTGCGTTGGCAAAATCCTTCTGCTGTTGAGTGAGAAGAGCGAACATATCCGCTAAATCCGCTCCGGTGACTGCCACCGTCTCATAGTCGGTCATGTCACGCCTAAGTACCTTGTCGGCTACCTTTTCACGAATCTTCCGGGTATCCTCGTTAATAACAGAAACACGGATGCCTTCTCCTTCTTTAATGTGACGCACAGCTGCTTCACGCTTCGCCAGCAGATAGAGCGACATAATCTGAGTGTCGCTTACATCAATCTTCTTTCCCGATTCAAGCTCAATCTCGTTCCTGTGGTCTTGCCACTTCTGAGCGTCACTGTGTCCACCATTAAGGCGCAACCACCGCTTGTTGCCCGGAAGGGTTTCAACGAACTCTGCCGTCTCTTTGGTGTACTGGAAATACTTATCCTGAGAGTTTCTAAGCACGTCCCAAATATGGCTGAATGTGCCGCCGGCATTCTTGAAAAAGCTCATCGGTGTTACGTTATCAAAGTTCACAAAATCACGAACTAATCCATACGCACCTTTGAATTTCTTCGCTTCGCCGTACTTCTTAATCATGTCCTCGAAATCGTTACAAATACTATCACTGATTCTGTTGAACGACTCTTTCCGTCCATTCAGATACATTTTCTGTCCTTCGGTAATTTCAAATCGGACACCCTTCAGAACATCTTTTACAACCTTCAGCTCTTCGAGGGTCATATCCCTCATAGGTTTGTTGATGGAAGCGAGCACTTCAAGATTATTCATGAGAACCTCGTTCTCTGTGAACATACCCTGATACTCCTTCTCTTTAGAGATTTCACGCATTGAATCCCTTAAGGCATGAATCTTCAAAGCAGCATGTGTAGGCGCACCAGTCTTTTTAATCTCCCTCTGCTCTGCCTTAACAGAGTTTGCCGTCTGAATGTCGAGAGCTACAAGAGCTTGTGCGAGCGGTCTCCGAATCTCCTGTGGAATGTTTTTCTCGTACTTACGTTCCTTCGTGAGAAGTCGTGAAGAAAGCCATGCGTAGTTCACGTTGATGTTATTGAGAACCTTCTTTTCCTCTTCACGGCGCTTCCGCTTTTCTTCCTTCGCTTTGTTCTTTTCCTTCACCTTCTCAATACGTTTTTCCATCGTATCAATCATCTTCTTGTACTTCGTTTCCTGAGATTCGAGCTTCTTCTCGTATTTCTTCGCCCGATTTTTCGCCGCAGTTTTCGTTTTCTCCAACGTGTCGTTTGTGTCTTTCAGTTTGGCGGCGAGAGCGTCCCTTTCACCCTTAAGGCGATTCTTCATGGTGTCATACTTTTCCTTCTGCTTATCTGCATAGGTTTTGTACGATTCCGCATCCTGAATAAGAATTTCCGAAAGGTCGTTAACAAGAGCTTTTTTCATCTGATTACAATCGTATTCACTCAAACCATTAAGACTATTCGCCCAAGACTGCATACGATCTTCCAAGATGTACGGTAAACCTTCTTCGTTGTGAAGCTCTCCATCTTCTTGTAATGCACTGCCTAACCCCATTTTGGTATCTTCGGTGCCGAAAAGAGCTGTTGATATATCAGGGTTCTCATTTAAATACGTGTCAACATTCGATTTCTTCCTGTTCAAATCAGCCCCCGCAGAAGCAAAGCTTCCTGTATAATTAGCGCTTCCGTGTCTTACGGTAACATACTGGAAGTGTCTATTCATTTCGGAAACTGTTTCATTGTTGACTTTTCTATAATCGCCCCACTTTGAGCGCTCAATGTAGATAGGATTTTTTCTGAGAGCACGCTTAATATTGAGAAACTCACGCATTTCGTCGTTCTCATAGTTGTAATCAATTACATCAACAATCTCTTCGCTTGCCTTTTCCAAGACATCGTAAACGACATCCATATTCGGATGTTCCTTCTGAAGCTCATAGTATGCCGTTGTGAGTGCGTCCACCGCAAAATTTCTTGTTTCACGCATGGTTTTCTTCGACATGGTGGTATCATCCCCGACAACCTTGTGAAGGAGATCGCCGACTTTGTTCTTCACGGACTTTGCGTTCAGAACCTGTCCATGTGTGAGCTTTTTATCTGCCTTGAGCGGTTCGATGACGGAATCGATTGTTTCACGGATTTCTGCTCTCGTGTCGATGTTATCCTGTTTAATCATAGGGTTGAAACGTGGGAACGACTGTTTCTTGAAATCCTTATGGTCTTTCGTCTCTTCACTCCAATTGATAAGTTCGTTGACGAGTTCGCTATCTTCGCTGTTCTCAATATTCGTGAAGCCTTTAAGATAATCGGCGTACTCATCGTCATAACCTGAATCTTCGGATTCACTTTCGAGACCATTACGCCGTCTGTATTCGATTAACTGTGCTACACGCTCTTGTCTTTTGAAAAGTTCGTCGTACTCGTCCTCCGTACCATTTAAGCTATCGAGCTTTTCTTGGTCGGCAATCGTCCATCTTTCATCACCGTACTTCTTAAGCTGCTGTTCGTATTCGTCCGGTGTTAAGTGTCGGATATAGTCATAATCAACATCAGGTTCAACGTCCATAGAATAATCATCGTTGACGGAATAGGCTTTTCCTTCACGCTGTACCATCTTTCCAAGACCCATAGCAAGCTTTTTGTTGTGGAGTGCTGTTGCCAAAAACTCTTCGGCATCCTTAAGAAGATTGTACTGGGAGAACAGAGCTTCCTTGTATCTGCTGTCGAACTGATTTCCGAGACCGAATATATCCCGAATCTTTCTGATTACCCTTCTGACGGCGTTTAAAAGCGTTCTGCCGGCTTTAAAATGCTTTTCGGTAATTCTGTCCATGAACTTATCATCATGCAGAATTTCGCCCATTTGAGAGCAAATAACCTCTTCTAAAGCCTGTTCGTCATTCAGCTTCTTACCCGCTTTCTTGTAGCGTTCCTTCACGTCCTTAATCGTCTTGTTGAAGTTTTCCGCATTATCCTGTGTCCACATCGTCTTGAACGCTTTGGCGAGGTTATCATAGCCCTTCATGTCATAGTCCTTGATACCGTGTACAAGTTCGTGCATTGCGGTATAAGCCATGTTTTCCGATGGTGTTGCAGAATTCAAGATGATTGTATTCGTTGCATAGTCAAAGAGACCGTTCACATCGGCTCCGCCCGTGTAGCTCTGAATGTCATCGGAAAGCTCAATATTCACCGAGAAAATATCGGCGAACTGCTTGAGCGCTTTTCTTGTTTCGGCATTCGCATTGCCGCTTGCCTTTACGGTAAAGCCGTTTCCACCCGAATCAATTTTGCCCGCCCGAATCATGGAGTCTACATCTTCTGCCTTGAATCCGTAGTTCTCCACAATGTCACGCTTGATTGTATCGAGGATAGTATCAGCCTTTCCTTCCTTCGCCGCATTGTAGGCACGCTCCATCTGCCGCATAAGCACGTTGTAATCCGCTTCCGATGAAACGTCCGCTTTGTTCGAAATCTCCTGAACTACGCTCTGACCGATAGACCCCATGTTGTTAGAATACTCCGATTCATATCTTCCGCGAACTTCGTTCTTGTAGACTTCGTTCTCTTCCCGTGCACGTGCAACAAAGTTATCTGCCGCCTTCGCAAAGAGATATTCCCTTGTCGCTTTGTTCGTCTCAACCGCATTCAATGTGCCGTCGCTGTTCAGAATCTGAGGTAACTTCTCCCCGGTCGCCTTTTCGAACACTTCACGCTCTTCTGTTTTGTTGGACATGAGAGTTTCCACATCTTCAGGATTAAGCGTTCCTGTTTCGAGGTTTCCAGCCGCTCTTGCCACATCACCAATTTGCACATCATCAAGCTGTCTATCTTCATCGAAAGACTTATTCATTTCAATGGCCGTATCGGTGACTCTCTTCACAACTTCGTCTCCGTGCTTCTGTGCAACTTTAGACGTTCCATTAATAAGTCTGTCTGCCCCAGCGTCAAGGTTTTCATTCTCCACCTTCCGCATAGCCAAATTCCGTGCAGTCTGAATGGACTCCGAGTTCTTTGTCATCTGAACATTGATTGCGTGAGCCATATCTGCGTACTGCTCCAAGGCAATATCCGTTCCCTCGTTTGCGGTATCCTTGATAGCCTGTGCCCTTGTGGCAATCTTGCTATCCTCTACGTTTACCGCAATATCTGCCATTGCCTGTGCCGTGTTGTAGCTTGATACCTTCTCCGAGAGCACGTTCCTAAGAATTTCAGGACTGACATTATCATCAAGCCCCCTCATGCTCTTCATTACATAGTCTTGCTTCAAGCTGTCTCTGACATTTGCTCCATAGGAAAGAGCACGACCGTTAGTCGCCACGCCCGTTACCGCTGTCATAATGTATGCAGAAGCCATGGCATCCAAAGTTTCGGATGCGGAAAATTTCTGTTTTACAGAAACCATCTTCATGTAATCTGCCGTCATTTCATCTTCAAGTTTTTTCTCCTTTTTGGAGTCTCCCGAAATGCTTGCGGATAAGTACTGTTGCATTTTCTCTGCCATGGAAGCAGCTTGCTTTTGACTCATGCCCGAATCAACATAGGATTGAATCTGCTCTTCCAGGAACTCTTTACTGTTGATATCTTCGCCGTATACCTTCGCCAGTTCTTCCCTACTGACTCCGTATTGTGCCGCCTCATTCGAGATTCTATCTTCAAGATTATCTGAGCCACTGAGAAGCATTTCACGATAGCTCTTTTCTCTCCGTTCATCTACGGCATTCCCATAGGAAAGGTTCGTGATAGGCGCATCCAAAAGACCGCCTACAAGTTCTTCGGTTGCTTCTTCCGTTCCACCAAGGGCAAGTTTCGCACCCGAATAAGCCACATTAGCCGCAACATTTCCGAATCTGTTTCCCACACCTACGGCGAGCCTATCAAGAGCAGTTGACTTTAAAGCACCGAGACCAGTTTTTTCGAGAGCCGCCCCGGCACCTGTGAGCTTGCTAGCAAGACCCGCACCGGCGAACATGTACTCTGTTCCTGTTTCTTTAAGCGCCTCAAGCACGGAATAGAGTCTATCTTCTCCGACTGTTGCTCCCTGTGCTTCCGCACTGCCCCTTGTGTTACCGTATGTTCTAGCCGCCATGGACACCGCCCAATACGGGCCAAAACTCATATCTGCCGCCGTACCGAGACCCGACGTATAAGCACCCATGAGGATTTTCTCAAACCGTGTCAATCCCTTCATGGACTTTTCAACTTGCTTATCTCCGCTTGCCTGAATCTTCTCTCCGACCGAATATAGCGCCTTTCCGGGGTTATACATGCCACCGCTACGCATATACTCTTCTGCGTTGTTATAGCCCTCCTTGACCTCTCTGAGCGTGTTTTTAGTACCCTCTGACACGTCTTTCCGCTGAATCTGACTATTGATGAATCTATCTTCTTCGAATTTGTTTGCCTTTACGATGGACGCTCCACCATGTCTTGTGTACACGTCCGCAACGTCACCAGCTGTTTTTGCAAAGCCGCCGACAATCTGCTTTCCTGTTCCGACTGTAGCGTCACTTAATCTCTCATCGGCACGAGCAAGCTTTGTATTGGACAAATCAATACGGCTATTATCCATTCTCCGAGAAGCTGTAGAACCGTTCTGATGTTCGCCCATTTCCATAGGGGAAGCACCATAGGAAACCTTTTCCTTGCTCCGATTCTTTGAGAGCTGCTTTTGTGTTTCTTCGAGCTTTTTCTGATTCTCAATCTCCACCTGTCTGTCCGACTTGTCGGAAATTCTGCTTAATGAAGCCGCCTGATTCGCACGCTCTGTCTCTTCGTTCTTCTTAATCCGCTGTGCTTCATCGTAGTACTTGCCCGATTTATTCTTTACGCTATCACGGACGGCGTTAACATCCTTGTTGAAGTTGTTCCCGAGCTGAGAGCTTCCGTTTGAACCGCTCTCTTTTTCCTTCGCCCGAAGATTCTTCCGTACGTTTTCTGCTTCGATGCGATCCTGATTATTTTTCCTAACCTCTGCCATTCCACGAACCGCTTCTTGCTGATTCGCATTCTTTGTTCCGTTGAACTTTCCTTCATGCTGTTTCTGCCCCGAGGACTCCTGTTCCATGTAGTCCTTTGCACGCTGTCTGTTCTGTTCGGTTATCTCATTCTCAATCTTAACCTGTTTTTCGTGGATAGGTTCGGTCTGCTGTTCAGACATAACACCGTCATGGAGCTTGGACGGACTGGAAGTTTTCGCATAGCGATTCTCTACCGCCTGAATTCCTTCTCTTCTCTTTTTCTCGATAGACTGCTGTCTTTCACGCTTTTCGGGATTATATTTTGCGGTTTCCCTTGTTGCCTGAAAAGTATTTCCGAGACGAGAAGTAGACGAACGCTCCCTGTTAAGGTAACTGTTCGCCGCCTTTTTTCGTGCTTCATAACTATCACGCTGTGAGGAAGTAGAAGGTGTGGAAACGCTCTGAACCCTTCTTTTTACTTCCTTCTTGCTCTTGTTTGCGTTGGTAGACTGGAAAGTGTTTCCTGTAGAGCCGTTTCCCGAGTGAATGTTCTGATACTCTCTATAAGCCTGACTTCCGCTCTTTTTAGGTGTAGACTTCCTGACTTCCTTTACACGCTTTTTTACTTCCTTCTTGCTTTTGTTCGTATTAGTAGAAAGGAAAGAGTTCCCGGAAGAACCCTTTCCTTTGTGGGCGTTAAGATACGCTTTGTATGCTTTCTTATCTTTCTTTCCCAAGGCAATGCCCCTTTCTATTTCTTCTTGTTTTTCTGAAGTTTGGATGCCGCCGACATTACTTTATCGGCAAATGACTTTCCACCGCCACCCGAACTGCTTGAACCTCTGGAAGTCGATGTGCTAGGAGAGTAATAAGTGCTTCCGCTACTTCTTCTACCACCGCCACTACTCTTCCGAGAGGACTTCCGACCCCCGGAAGAGCTACTTTTTTTTGCCTGATATACGTTCACGTTGTAATTAAGGCGATTCATGAGAGCATCTTCCTTGAAGTTTTTACCCTGCCAGTAATTGTTATTCTTCTGCTCATATCCCCACTGGCTATCGGACACCTTATCTCTGTACCGTCCATATGACGTGTCGTCCGCGTCTCTAAGTGCAGACAATGAGGTGGAAGCACGATTATACGCTTTATCTTCAAGCTCCATAGCCTTTGTGGCAAATTCAGCGTTATAGTCGTTTCTCGACTGCTGAGCCGCACTCACCGCATAGCTTGTTCCAAATCCACCGTTAAGTGCCGCCGCATCCCCCATTGTATTTCTAGCCGCCTGTTCTCCACGCTGAGTGTAAAGCTTCGCCAGCGACTGATAACTAGCGTCCTTTGTTGGGTCGTATTTCCAATTTACGACACTATCAAGGGCGCCTGAGAGCTGCTTGTCATACGCTCCCTTATATCCCGCCGGGGCTTTGTATGTAGGTGATTTCACAGTTGGGGCTTTCGTTTTTACATACTTTATTCCGCCCATTATTTATACTCCTTTCGTAAGTATGTTTTTGTTTTAGCATATAAGAAAAGCGGGACTTTATTCGCCCCGCCACACCGCTATTTCAAGCGAATTCGCACATATACCGTTCTGTTTTCGTACTTCTGCTTTCTCTTTGGACCGAGGTTTTTCGGTTTAACATCTGAACCGCCAGCCGAATACCACAAGGCATGTCCGTTCTTATCCTTGCCGACATACACCATCGTATGAGGCTTATGTGCAAACCCGCAAATGTCACCAGGTTTTAATTTTGCCTGTTTCCATTTCTTCCGAGGATATGCAATCTTCGCCTTTTTCTTGATAGTGTTTTTCCCTGTTCCGTGAATCTTCGTATCAAGCCAAATGTACTTTCCCTTCGGAAGCACACCAATTTCCTGTAAGCCGAAAGAGATAAAGGTCGCACAATTCGTTCTCTTGCCCTTTAACGCACTGGACAAACTCTTACACGGGTGATTTGCGTTATACTTCACACCAGCCTTGATTAACTTCTGTGCGATCACCTTAAGTTCTTTCAGCAGCTTATCCGCTTTTGTACTTTTCGGAACGGACACAAGACGGACATATTTATGTCCTTTTGAGTCCTTCCAAATAGTCCACCCTTTGAGCGCCGGAACATAGATGTAGTAACCTTTAATTTTCGTTGCATGAACCTTTGTTCCAACCGAAAGAGTCTTTTTCAGCTTCGACTTGTAAGAAGGTTTAACCCGCAAGGGGTCAGCCTTGATAACAACGTAAGTCCTGTCAATCTTCCTACTTTTAGCCACGATACACCGCCTTTCCCTTGCTGTTAAAAACGGAATAGCCGTATTTATCGGCACACTTCTTAGCGTTCTCCAGTGACGAAAAAGCTCCCTTCTGAGACTTTGCGTCTTTCCACGTTTTACGGACACGGTAGGTATCCTTCGCCTTTAGCTTTGGTTTTGAACCTTCCTTAAACGCAACTCCAAGATATGCACAAATACCCTTTGCAATCGCCTTGCCGTATGCATCAGGCTTTCCTTTAAGTGTAGCCAAATCGCCTTTAATACTTCCTGTTTCAAGAATACAAGCCGTCATATCCGTTCCGTTCAGTTCCCAAAGGTCGGTTCTCTTCTGAACACCTCTGCTTCTCATCTTCAAGTCCTTCTTGATAGATTTTTCAAGACACTTTCCCAGCTTCTTTCCACTGCCGGACACATAAAGCGGCATTACTCCCTTCGGGGCGCCGCTATAGTCGCAGTGAATCGACACATAGAGTTTGCACCCTACGTTGTTCGCCCACCGCACATCCGCAATCATGTTTTTGTTGTTTCCGTGGTCGGCATCCGAAATCACGGTTACACCCGATTTCCGCAAATACTTAACAGCGGCCTTTGTGATTTTCAGCATGAGCGCCGCTTCGCTATGTCCCTTATATACGCAACCGGAATCCCAAGAGCCATCAATGCTTACACCGTGTCCGCACTGAACCGCAATCGTTTTACTCATCTACTTCACCTTCTTCTTCGTCTGCTTCGTCCTCTTCTTCTGCCAGTTCGAAATCCTGTACTTCGTCGTCGGTCATTTCAATGTTCGGTCGCACATTGAGTCCCAGCGCCTGCTGGAAGGACTGATTCAGACCAACGGAAGCAAGACCCGAAACAGCACCGAATACAACACCGTCAAAAGTCATTCCTGTGGTAGCAATTCCACAAATGATACCAATGATGAACAGTGCGGTTGGAATCCACTTGTTATCCATCGGAAGCCAACGCTTCATTACAAAACCCACGCACAAACAGAAAGCCACAATCTGTGGTACGAAATACTGAGTAATAGTTGTCATGTCCATTTCTTCCTCCAAATCCGCTCCATGAGAGCTTTTGTTTATATAAGTGATAATTTATACCTTGGGTGAATTGGAAACCGTCAGAGCGCAAATATGAGCCGTATAAGGCTATATCAGCGTCCTATCAGATAATCGGTTAGCTCTGCTTTCGCCTGTTTCATCGCTTCAATGTCGTTTCCATCTATCCCATGAGCGAGAAGCGCCAAAAGGGCACGCTGTGTAATTGCGTTCCCCTCTTCTAACTGATTCAGTCTTTCATAATCCGCAACTGCTTTTTTCTCAAGTTTTCCAATTCGTTCATCTTGTGTCTTATTTGGCTTCTGCATTCTATTGATACACTCCGCTATTACTTTTACTGCGGCTGAAATAGCTACTATTGCTCCCGCCAACCACAAAATATCGCTTACCGTAAACATGATAGGGTGATTCATTACGCCCTCCGTTCCCAGATATGCACGCCGTAATAGCCAGGATGGTATGCTGCATTTTCAAAGCTACCTGTTCCCGTATCGGTAATACTAGCGCTACCTGTTGTTTTACAATCTCTCTGCTCTCCCGAAGGGCTGCTACTTGTAGCCGTGCGAACCATTGGAACCTTGTATTTTGCCGAATGGTCGGCAAACTTTCCCCCGAACGTCTCAAACTGCCACACCTTCTGAGTCGCAATTGCGTAATATCCTTTACTCGATACATTGTGAGTGTGCCTCATTCCGTGCACGTGCGGTGGAAGATTCGACGATGTAATTACATGGTCGGTTGAACCACCTGTAGAGCCGCCGCCACTCATAACCGCCTTGAGATAAACATCTTCGGTTACGTGGTGCCACTCTCCACCGAACACTTCTGCCGGATTGAAGTTATCATCACTTGTCATGTATACAGAGCCGACCGGGTAAACCTTCTCGTACAGTTGGTCTTTAATGGCACCCATGATAGAGTCAACATCAAGGCTCAATTTTGTTCCACCTGTAGAGTCTGCATTACAGTTGACGTACACACCACCCTTAAGGTATAAGTTGCCGTCCCAATCGAGGGCATAGGCGTTGGAACGTACAGTTTCGAGTCCTTCTGAACTTCCGTTACCCACAATGTCCGCAAACTTATTGTCATTATCTGCGACATTAAATCTACCTTGTACGTGCTGGTTTCTGCCGTTGGCAATTGTCGCCGTACCTTCCGAATGAGAACAAACGCCCGCCGCCTTTGTGTTCACTCCCTCTGCGTGAGAGCTCTCGCCACTTGCTATCGTTCCTTTTCCCTCTGCATGGGAGCTATCCCCTGAAGCTGTAGTGTACCACCCTTCCGAATGGCTTGCGTGTCCCTGAGCCTTACAATCAACGCCTTCTGCATGGGAATCTTGCCCTGTTGCTTGGGTGTTGTTTCCGCCAACATCTGTTGCCGTGAGAACTATATCCGTATCAAGCGCCTTTTCGTTCACCTTCCGTGTAATCGGAACATACTTCGAAAAGTCGATAACAGCAAGTTTCACCCACTTGCTGTTCGCATAAATGTACGAAGTGTACGCTGTTCCCGCTTCATTCATGACAAGGTACAGAATTCCTGGATCGCCAACTTCGGGGAGTTCATCAACAATCTTGTTCCCAACAATGTTCACCTGTAGATTGTTCAAATAATTATTGATTTCCTGTAGAGCCTTCGCCCATTTATCCGCAAGGTCTTTTTCTAAAGACCCTTCGAGGGCGGTAACTCGTCCGTTAAGGTACTTGTAGCCAACGTCATTTGAAGTAACATATGTTTCCTCGTTGTCTCGTACCTCCATTCTTACATCAGACATATTTCGTCCTCCTTCGTTCTTGGTGGAGCTTCTCTAAGACTTCCCCCGACTGGTATCTGAACAACCTTTGCACTGCATTTGTTGCCGTTCTCATCGCCCCATTTAAGCTGAACCTGAACTCCGCCTACTTGGAATCTCATTGTTTCTTCTGCCGTTAGGTGGCATTTTACATTTGCACCGATTGTTTTTATTCCTGACATTGGATGGTCGGGGTCGGAATCATCAAAGAATTCTTCGTTAATGTCTTTGATTTCAAGCTCTTTATTGTATTTTGTAATGCTTACTTCATTCTGCTGAAATGTCACAAGAACGACTTTCTCTTCACTCAAGGCGTTCCTGAACCTGTCTCCGTAAACATCTATTGATACCGTGAAGGTATCGCCTCTTACTATTGACATATTCTCCTCCTACGCCGTTCTCTTCCACACATACACGGCTAAATACGGCGGCATGTTCTTTCCCGCTCCATCTACACCAGTATTGCCAATCTGTACTTTCGCACCGCTAATATACGGCTGTTCTTTCGACAATCCACTTGACCAATTGAGACCTGATTCAGCCGCTGAACTTGAACCGCTAGTTTTACCACCATATGTATATCTTTTAGAGCTTGAACTAGTCGCTACCCTCATACGCTCTACACCGCTATCGTGTGTGTAGGTTGCGAAACCTATGTTGTCTCCAAGGTTCGTCCCATGCGTATGTGCGTTTTGTGTATGGGTATGTTCTTGTGCTACGTGTGTATGCCTTACAACAGCGGCATTCGCAGAACCACCTGTGCTACCAGCGCCGTATGAGTTACCGGAAGCAAGAAGGAACGTGTCTTGAATCCGCTCCCACGACCCACCAAACAGTGTTGATGGGTCAGTGGAATTCACGCTCATATAGATTGAGCCTACGGGATAGCATTCTTTCCAAATCCTACCCTTCATAAGCTCAAATACCTTTTTTAGACCAACGTCGTCTAGTTTCATAGGCTATCTCCTAACCGAATACCTGTGTGAAGATACTCTCAATCGTTGCGTTCGAAATTGGCGAATCCGCTGTTCCTACGGCTGGCAAGCTTGCTCTCGTCACTTTGATTACACCGTCCGTTTCGGATACAGACGATACATATTGTCCAGCAACTGCGGTATCGCTGTAATCTAAATCGGTAATCTCATCACGAATAGTGTTATACGCATAATTCTGCGTAGCGTAGTTTTCATCATTTGTGAGCTGAGAAACCTTTGTCGGAATCTCCGTTTTTTTTGCGTATGGTGTGAGGTCAATGTCGGTTGTGCCGATTTTCTCGTATCGCGCCTTCGTACTTCCCTCT